CCTTGTCGTGCTCAATCAGCTTCGAGTAGAACTCGGGGCTCACCAGCGCGGTCACGCCGGTCATGGTGTCGCCCTTGAGATTGTCCTGCACCTGGTTGATAACGTCGGCGCACTTGGACAGAACGCTGGTGCTCGACGTGCCGAGAGCGAAGTCAACCGTCACCTGAGTGACACCGAAGGACGAGAACAGGTTGGCAATGACCGACCCGTCGCCGTTCGTGACTTGGCCCTTGAGCGCGCCCATGCGCTTCCACTCCAGCGTAATGTCGTGCTTGGCGCGCATGCGCTGCAAGCGACGTGCTACTTCGGCTGCGACGGTGTTCATGCCTTCGACGCCGAAGTCTCGCACGTCTTGCACGTCACCCGGCATGACCACATCCTCATGCACGGTCTGCTTGATGCCGAACGCGACGGTGTTGCGGCTGATAGCGCTTGCCGTCGTGCCGTTGCCGCCCCATTCGTGCGAGGGCAGCACGGCCAACGCGCCGGAGGCTTCCTCGATTACGACGGAGCGCGAGGCCACGCCGCGCTGGGGGAACAAGCCCATTTGGCCGATCAGGCCCCACTGAACCGGGAACTTGTTGATGGCAGCCGTCAGTTCGGCATTGGTGAAGTTGTTGAGCAACATGCGGTGCCTCCTTTAGACGGTTGCGCGGGACAGGATGCCCAGCGCCTTGAGTTGAGCGATGGCTGCGTCTTTTTGCGCGTTGGTTGGAGCGCCGCCCCACACCAAGTTGTCGCGGTCAACGACGATGGCTTGACGGGCCACGATCACGCCCGGCTTGTCGCCTGCGGTCGCATCAACGGCGCTGAGAGAGACACCGATTGCGTTCTGCGTGCCGTCATTGGCGGCCGGGTCGAAGGCGGCGATCTTGCCGCTCGCGGTGACGCGCCCGACCACTTCGCCGACAGCGATGTTTTGGCCGGATGCGACGATCACATCGTCCCGGCTGTAGCCTTGTTCTTCTTCGTACTTGAGGAACTGGCCCTCGGTGCTTTGCATGATCGGCATTTCTGCGCTCCTTTAGGACTTGATGATGGAATCGACCGCCGACAGCAGGGCATTCAGGCGCTGCTTATCGTCATCAGGCTTTCCCGCGTCGGCCTTGCCCGGGCTGGTCGCGGAAAACAGCGCCGCGTCACGCGCGGGCTTGGCGACGGCTTTCAGATCGGCGGCGAAGGCGGCAAAGGCCGCGTCGCTCATTTCCAGATACGGCTTTTCGTCCTTCGGCACGTCACGGCCAACGGCCTCGAACAGCGCGGACAGGTCGGAGCGTCGGCGCTCGATGCGTGCGGCCTCGATCTGCGCATCAAGCTCGGCGATGCGAGCCTTCAGTGCGTCGACTTCATTCATGTTGGGTTTCTCCTTTTGGGTGGCAGATGCTGCTGAAAAGGCTTGCGCCTGGGTGTTCGGGTCGGCCCCGATCGGGACAAATGACACCTCCCGAACGGTGGCGTCCTCGAAGATGGCGGACACGTCCATTGCCCGCCCGTTGACCGTTGTCGGCTCGGACACCTCGCGCACGTTGGCTTGCATACCGACCGAAAGCTGCACGGGGAAGCCCTCAGCGAACAGCGCGGCGACCTTGTTCCCGGCCTCTGTTGCCTGCGAAAGCTCTCCCTCGACGGACAGGAAAGGCAGCCCGTCAGAGCCTGTTGCCTTGAAGATGCGGCCTTTTCCAGCGATGCCATCAATGCTCTGGTCGTGGTCGACCAGGATCGGCAGTTCTTCACCTTGATCGTTCTTCAGCGTATCAAGGTCAATCGCAACGTCTCCAAGCCAACCGTAATTCGGGATGACCCCTCCGGAATACGCGACGCCGGAGAATCGGCGCGGCGATCCAGCGACAGGCGTTGCCGCGAAGGTCAGAGAAATCGGCTTGTTTTTCATGCGCCCGATGATGGGCGCTCCCGAATGCGATTGACACGGGATCAAGTTCCCGCACCTGCGTCTCCGGTGAGTAACTGGCGAATGAGCGCAATGACTATCTCGACCGCCGCGATTTGCATTCCGGCATTGAGCGCTGTGCTTGTCATGGATTCCCGAAGCGCCCCGATCTTCTGTTCCGAAACGGTATCGAGCGTTTCGCTCCACACCGTAGGCTTCGCGCCCCACCCTGTGTCTGCCACTCCTTCAGCGGGAGGGTTTTGCGTGACGCCCCCGCGCCCGCGCGCTTGGTCGGCAGACAGCGAGCGCAGGGTGCAACGGCATCGAAACCCGAGCGGAGGCGAATGTGTGTCCCAAAACGGATCATCAACAGGCCGGATCGTGCCGTCGAGCGCCAAATGAGACGGGCGCGTTCGGCTGTCGTTGATGGCGTCGTACATCAGGAATGGCCGGGTGGCCTTCGTTTCCTCGAAGCTACGCCAGTGCCCTGCGTTGTATGCCGTCTGCACCGCGTTTCGGAAGATCGTTTCCAGGCGATGATCTGGCAGGCTCCAATCCTGGCTCTCGGCCCATTTCTGGAACTCTTGCAGCGTTCCTCCATCGGTCACATGGCGCGCGAGTTCATCTGCGACGCGCTGGATTTGGTCAATCTTTGACAGGCCAGAGACGGTGAAGGCTTGTGTGCGCTTTTCGGCTTCGAGCGCGTAGAACACATCCGGCAGCGTGACGTTCTGGCTGCGCAGATCGGCAATGATTTTCGACGCCGGGTCGTCGAGTGGAACCTTCACAGCCATATCAGTTCGTCATCCCTCTTGCGGCGCGGCCTATTCCTGCGCACGCTGTCGTAGTCAAATCCAAACGTACCGCCTTGCCACGGCTGCGCCCTGTCTACCATCAAGTGATCGGAAGCAGAACCAACAGGCAATCCAGAGTAGGAAACCAGCGCTGCGCCTGCGGTTGCTCCACTGCTGATCATCAGCAGCAGTGCGCCTGTCGGTCCATCCCGCCCAGCCAGCGACCGAAGTCTCGCGCCCGCCGTCGTCATGGCAGGCCCCGCGCCCATACCGCGTGCGCGGCGCGGGCAATCTCTGCCGCGGACAACATGCCTGCTCCGGGTGCGTATACTGGTGGCGAGTCTGGCAGCGGCAGCGGCTGCGCCCACACGGCAGCGGCCAGTGCATCGATGGCGGCGAGCGATAGCGACGGGCTGTTTGACGCTCCTTCAGCCATGCACGATGCTTCGGCGAGAGTTGCCGCGCCCTGCGCCCGGATAGCAAGCATCCCACCGGAGGCGCAGATGGCGTCCCCAAGCTGCCCGGAGGTCATCTGCGCGGCCAAGGCCAAGGCGGCCTCGCCCGCTGACAGCGCGTCGTCAAGGACGGCCCAGCCTTGCGCTCGTATGCGCAGCGCCCCAGTGCCCGTCATGCTGGCGTCCGCAAGCGTCTCATATGCCTGCGCGCGGATCCGAAGGATGCCCGTGGCCGCAATCGCTGCGTCTGAGAGCATCGCTGCCACCTGCCCACGCACGGCAATCGCTCCGGTCGCCGAGAGTGCAGCAGCCTCAAGCATGCTTGCTGTCTGAGCTCCGATGGCAAGCTGCCCGGCCCCGCCCGCTGTGGCGTTGGCCAGCGTCACGGACGCCTGCGCGCGGATTTCAATCGAGCCGAAGGCTGATGCGATTGCGGATGCAAGCGCTGCGGCCACTTGCCCTTTGATCGCAAGCGCGCCGGATGCCGACAGAGTGGCACCGGCCAGCACAGCCGCCCCTTGACCGCTGATCGCCAGCGTACCCGTTCCGATGGCTACAACCTGCTCCAGCGTTGCATCAAGCGCGCCATTGATGCCTGCCGACCCCAACGATCCCGATGCCGACAGCAGCGCCGCATCGAGCGTTGCCGCCCAATGAGCCTTGATGGCCAGCGCAGCGCTGCCGGATGCGGTCAGGGTGGCAAGCGTCGCGCTGGCGGTGCCTTTTATCTCCAGGCGTCCCTTTGCAGATACCGATGCCGCGCCCAGGGTCGCGGCCAGCGTACCCGTTCCCGGGTCGCTTGCGATAGATCCGAAAATCCATGCGCCCCAAACCTGCGCCTCTGTGTTGTCCCAGTCGCCCCAGGAAATGCGCGCGTAGGTCTGCGCGGCGCTGCGTTTGATGTACCGCGCCTTCAGCCAGCCGTTGATCTGCACGGCGGCGGTCATAGGTTAGCCTTGCGAGTACACCACGTGCCCGCTGATGTTGCTCGCCGTCGTGGCAGAAGGAACGAACAGCAAAAACGGCACGCTGCCGTCATACATGCGCGGCATGCCGGAGGTGATCGCGTCGATGGCTGCTGGCACGTTCGATGACGTGATTTCCAACCGCGCGATCTCTCGGTATGCAACCAGCGAGGCGGCTCCGGATGTCCACGAGGCCGAGAGGGTGAAGGTCTGCACCGATTGCACTCCGGTATCTCCAGCGGCCAGGCCCATAGGATAGAACGCCCCTACAGCTGATGACGCAACGCCTGTCAGAATGCCGGTTCCAATCTGACCAGCCAGGCCAACCTGATTGGTGTAGGACATGGTGAAAGTTGGCGTTCCCGATCCGGTTGCTGTCGTGACCTCGAGGCCGATCAGAACCTGGTTTCCATTGCTCGCGCCGCTTGCATCGCGCGCGGGCCACGTCACCGAGTTGATCGTCTGCGCGGCCGTTGTGGTCAGGCTCAAGCCCGAGTTGTGCCAGAGCCGGTCGCATAAGATGAGCGTGCCAGCGATGGATGCCTGGGCCTGGAATCGCGCCAGATTGACGTTCTCGCCGTAGACTGCGGAAGGGAAAGGTATTTGCCCCGCGTAGTTGGAGAGAGCGGTTCCCGCAAGATTAGAGGACGGCGCAACAGCCGCCCCGGGTGCGCCCGCGAGGTAGAACAAGCTCTGCGGTCGGCCCGCGACCAGCGTTGGCGTTGCGGCCTTGACGATGGACGCAGGCGGCAGCATCCCAGCCAGCAGTTGGTCGAGTGTGGTTATTGCCATGATCGTTTAGGCGTTGCCGTCGGTCAGGGTGAAGCTGGTCACGGTGAAGCTCTGACCAACGGCGAAGTTGACGTTATCGACTTGTAGGTCGCCGCCACCGCCCGTCGCCGTGACCGTGCCTTGCAGGTGGCATGTGGTGCCGTCACTGGCGTAGATGCGGAAGTGCCCGGCAGTGCCGGATGCATCGGCGCTTGTGTCCTGCCACGTCCCGGACATGCCCTTGCTGCCGGATGCAGCGTTTACCATCCAGTCAGAGGGAAGGTTGACCGTTGCGAGCACGGTGCCGGAGTCTGCCGTGGCACACGATGCCGGGGCTGCGCCGGTGCGGATTTTCAGGATTGCAGACGTTCCGATGGCGGTTTCGATGGCGTCGAGACGGGCGTTGCGGACGGGAACAGAAAACTGGATAGCCATGATGGGTTACTCCTTGGGTTGGTCGGTTTCGTAGGTCGTGACGGTGCGTGTGACTTCGAGGGTGTTCGGATCGCGCTCGACGGTCTGAATGGCGCGGGCCGGATGTGCCACCACAACTTGCGCGGGTGGCACTTCGGCGGTGAAGCTGACCTCTGGAGCTGCGACCTGCACATTGACAACAGGCGGTTCGACGTTGACGATCGGCGCGGGCGCGGCCTCCATGCGCACGACCGGAGCGGGCTGCTCAGGCATGTTGATCGTGATGGGCGCTGTAAGGTTTACCGTCGGTGCGGATGCGGCCTCTCCGCTCGTTTGCGCTTTTCCGCCTGCATGCAGATATCCCATCACATCGGCGGCGAATATGGCTCGCTCGAATACTTGCCCGAACTTAGAGGCATCCGCATCGCGCATGGCGACGGCCAGTCGTTCGTACAGGTCGCCCACACTCTCCGCACCAATGATGGCGGACCTGATAGCGGCGGAATCGATCGGGCTGGCCACGGACGGCAGGATGCGCTCAATCTCATCCTCGATGGCCTGTTGGCCTGCGGTGAAGCGCGGGCGGTCTGGTTTGTGCGGCGCGTCTTGAGTTGCAAATATTGCCGCCATGCCAGCGCCTACCGGCTGCGCCGGAGGGCCTCCCGCACCGACGCCAACGTCTGCAACTGCCGCCGCCTGATCCGGCGTGAGTTCATTGAAGTCATCCGGCTCCAGGCCGTATTTTTCCTCGAGGTAGCGGCGCGTGAACTGGAGCATCCCGGATCGGACAAGGATTTCATCGCGCTTTGCGCGATCCATTTGCAATCCGGCCTCATCCTCCATGACGAATCGAGGCGCTGGCAAGGCATTGAGCGCGGCCAGGGTGTCAAGTACCCGCTGCACGGCGTCAGTGAGCAAGCGAATATCGGCGCGGCGCTTTTCCTGGCGGATTTCGTCATGAACCTCGCCCAATGCGCGGTTGCCGCTTCCGCCGTCGGTTCCGCTGGTGAGCGTCTGCCCAAGGATCAGGCGTTGTATTCTCCGGGTGCAGGCAATCTCGAACTCGGTGAACTTGTTGGGGCTGTTGCCCGGAGTATCGACCGAGACGATTTCTTCATCTCGGTCAAGCGCTGCCACCGGCCCGCTCGAGAGGCTGCGCAGCATCTCCACCATCGCCTGCTTGTCCGAGAGCGTGCGCCCAACTAGCAGCGGAACGGCGGCCTGCTCAAGAAACTTGGCCCAAAAGCGCCAGCCGTGGGTTCTGAAATACCACGGCCAATAGGCTTTTGCCAGCAGGGCCTCGCCCATCGGCTTGCGCAAGCTTCCCTGGTGAACGATGGCGAAGAACTTGCGCGGGTCGGTTTGAGTAAGGTCGTTGCGCCAAAGCAGCGAGCCGTCAGGCCGCAGCATGAACCACTCGAACGGGCACTCGATGATGCTTCCGATGGCGATCCGGCCTCCACCTGCGTCCGCATATACAACCTCGAACACGCTGTAGCCATACGGGACAGCGCCCCAAGCTGCCGACATGATGGCTGGAATCGCACCCGACGCCGCATCCGTAAAGAACTGCCGCGCGCGCGATTGGTCGTGCTCGATGCGCCACGGCGTATTGAGCGCGGCATCGCGGCGCGTATCCAGCGCTGCCGACACCTCATCATCATCTGCAATCCGACGAAGCTTGTTGCGGTCGATTCCGAGCTGAGCGAGGACTTCATCGGCGTCCCCGAGCCACCCGAATCGTGCTAATGCCCGCTCGATGGATACGGCTGAGGTGTATGCGGTCGGTGGTTGTGCCATGATGCTCGATGATGTTTCCTGTCGCTCCATCATCCGTTCGGAACTAAGTCCGGCGCCTCGTCACCAAACAGCGGAAGCGACGCAAACGCAGCCGACCCGCTTTTCTCCAGCAGCTTGCGCGCCCCGCGCTCGGTGTATCCAGTCGGGCGCGTGAGTGCCTTCGCCACCTCTGACCAACTCTTGCCTTGCGCGCGCATCTCAGCAGCACGGCGGCGATTGTGCTCAGTGTGCATCTTTTGGCTGCTGGCCACATAGACCCGCTCGCCTTTGAAGTACTCGCAGAACCGGGCGGCGGCCTCGGCTCCGATGGCCTGCACCAGCGCATCCCACGTGCGGCCTTGGTGACGGGATGGAACTCGGATTTCACGGCCATTGAAGGACAAGGCAAGGCGCGCAGCCGCCCCGTGCCCGAGCAAATCGACAATCTCCGGCATCATCAGAACGTCCTCCCACCAGCAGCAACAGGCCGTGTTGCCGCCATTCCGATCGCAGAAAAGGCGTGGCTGAGCGCGTCCACGGCGTCGTCGTGCTCGCACTCAGGAAACGAGAGCAATTCGTCGCGGAACCATGCGGGCACACCTGACGGGTCATGCCGGATCATGCGCTGCTCATAGCGCGTGAGCACCGGAAGGAACCGCGTCACTTTGTCCTTGTCGGGCCGGATTCCACGCACCGGAAGGGTTGTCGTGCGCGTCAGTTCCTGCACCACGGCGGCCTGGTACTGCGTCTGCTCGACCGCGATCACGCGCGGGCTGTGGCGCGCTGCAGCGGCCTTGATGCGCTGGAGTACTTCGTGGAACCCGCACCGATGCCTCTCGGCTTCCTTGATGTACACGATGCCGGTGTCGGGGTCACGAGCAAGCGCAACAATGGCGGTGTAGTCCGCCCCTGCTCGCTCGCTGATGGCGAGGTCAACGCCAAGCACAACGGGCAATCCGGGCGGACATGGCGCATCTGCCAGCATTTCTGGCTTGACCAGCCCACCGCCGAAGGTGACGAACTCTGCCAAGTATTCCTGGCGAAACACCAGGTCGGGAAGCTCGCGGCGCTTTTGCTCGACCTCCGATGGGTCTATATGCGGGTTGGAGCTTGTCGGCATGTGGAAGCTCGCCCAATCTGGATATGCCAGATCGCCACCGCGTTTGAACAACTCGTAGAAGTAGTTCATCCCGTTCGGCGTGCTGATGAACCACGCATCTCCGCTGTAGTCCGTCAGCGTCGGGCTGATTGCCCGCTCCCAAGCGTCCTTCAGATAGCGCGCGTGCGCGGCCTCATCGATCACGAGGCGGGAGTATTTGCGGCCACGGCCAGCGTCCTTGTCCTCGAGCGTCCAAAAGTCGATCACGCCTCCGGTCATGAGTTCGATGCGCATCTCCGTCCGGTTGGCCTTGCGCGTGACGGGTTTGAGCGTGCGTTCCATGTCGCCCCACACATCAAGCAGCAGCTTGTACGATGGCGAGAAAAATGCCACTGGCTTGCCATCGATCGCCCCGCCCTGCATCAGCGCCAGCCATTCCACAGCTAGCAGGGTTTTCCCGAATCGCCGCCCTGCGCTGATAACCTTGAAGCGCGCCGGTGTCTCGAGCACGCTGCGCTGGCCTGGGTGCAGGTCAATCGGCGGGATGACGATGCGGGTCACTTTGAACCGTAGCTGCGTTCAATCACGATGGTCGGCTGCGCGGAAGCCTCATCCAAGCCCCATGCCCTGCGCTCACCGTCCTGCCGGATGCGCAGCATTTCCGCGCTGATCTTGGCGAGCCTGCCGGATTCAAAATCCTCCGGAACAGATCCGAAGCGCGCCCGGTGGTCTTCCCACTCACCCTGGTGCATGCGCACCACTGAGGCGCTTTTCTCGGCGGCTGCGTCTATGGATTCAGCCCGTTTTTGCGGGTTGGAACCTGCAACTACTCTTGCAACCTTTTCTGCAACCTTGCGCCGGATGACTTCTGCAACATCGGTTCCGTCGCTCCACCCTTCGGCCTTCGCGCGCTTCTGAATCGCCTGGTGAGAAACGCCATACTTGGCAGCAAGCTCAGGAAACGACGCCCCAGCTTCACGATCCGCACGCACATCCGCCCACGTGTCCTTGGTCAGCCTCGGCATATCGTCACCTCGTTCATGCTGCCAATTGTAAACTTTTCGGCATGGCGACTAGCCGCGCGAGCCGTCTGCGTCAACCACGACATCGACGCGCCCTCCATTCACCACCTCCGGCAGCATGTCAATCGAAATCTGGAAGCGCGAATCATCGATGCTCAGAGCATCCGCGATGCCGTCAAGCCCAGACTTGAGCGACGCGACGATGTTGTCCCAATCCCTCCTGCGCTTGTCAGGAGGGTAGACGCGCAGCGTGACGCGCAGCGGAGCGCCTTCAGGCAGAGCCTTCGCAAAATCGCGCGCCCCGGAAGCCACCGCCAAGATGCGCGCGTCCGCCCGATACCGTGACCGTGCGCGGTGAACTGTGGCCCAATGCGCCCGGGCGTTCGGGCTGGTGGCCCGTGGTGGCCACGGAAGAGAGACGATCATCGCCCCTCCTTCATAGATCGCCCGTCTGCCTGAGCGCCCAGCGAATCTGCCCCGGCATCACCTCCGCCCCGTCCTTGACTGCATCGAGGATCGCCTTTGCGCGTGCATCCGCTCCATCGCGGCCTTCAAATCCTCGACCGACCCGCGCGCAGCCTCCCGCGCAGCCAGCGCATCGCGTCTGACCTCCAGAGGCATCGCCAGCAGATAGCGAGCCTCGCACTCGGTCAGCCATGCCAGGCACCACGTACACACCATGCGGCCATCCGACAGCCGCGCCGTTTTGTCTCGCTTGCATCCTTTGCACTCCATAAATGCCATTCTGACGCGTTTACAGGCCAGTAGCGCGATTTTTTTGGCATGGTTGATACATGGGTAGCGTCATGACCTGATCGCGTCTTGTAGGGCCGATTTTTCGCGCTCCGCGCCGCCGATGCGCTTGGCGACTATCTGCCCCAGGTCTGCGATTGTGACAGCCTTGCCGCCAGTAGCTCCGCCCTTGTACACCATCCGCGCCGCCGCCTTGTCCCCAACCACGTGCGGCTTTGGAGGCTCCAGCCCGCGCATCCGGTACACGTCGTCCGAGCTCCGATCGCCTCCGAGCCTGCGCGGGTACTCGAACGATCCGCGCGCGGCATAGGCCCGGTACGATTCGCAAAACCGGTGTTGCAGGTAGGACAGGTCTTTGGTCTCGACCCGGCAAAACTGCGGCCACCCGCCAAGGTCTTCGATGGTCGCATGGATCGCCGGATCGTCGAACACCACGTCGGAGTACGCCCCTACGCGCTGCGCAGCGTCGAGCGCCTTCCCCCAGGCCAGGGCCGCCTTGTCCTCAGTCGTGCCCTCAAGCAGCCGCACGATGTCCGCGACCTTCGGCGCGAACCGGCCCGTGTCTGGGTTCATGGCATGCCGCGTGAGCGCCTGACGCACCTGCTCCATCGTGTACCGCTCGCACGCCGCCCACCACACCGACAGCAGGTACGGGCTCGCTGTCGCACCGTAGTACGCCATCGCCGCCGAGACCAATTCTGAAAATTCGTCCTGCTCTTTTGGTGTCATGCCTTGCTCCTTTGTTGTGCCAGCCATTCCTGCGCCACGCGCCGGTTTTCTTCCTCCAGCGCGATCTGCTTGTTGAAAAACGGCCGCTGTCCTGCCGTCTGATGCCCGCCAGACTGCTTCGCCGACGTGTACCAGTCCGCCCTGAAGCCCTGCCATCCAGCCAGGCAGCAGTGCGCGACAGCGTCTTGCAGGCTGATCCCGGCTTTTCCCGCCTCGCGTCTCATGCTGTCGATCACGGTCTGAGTGACATGGCCTGCTCTCTTGGCTTTGCGGACTTCCAGCCAGTCGCCGAACGTCTGCGGGTCAACGTCGGGCGGGCATCCGGCGATGCGCGCCATGCGCGCGCCATTGCGCACGCTCTGCGTGCGCTTATCTACTTTTGGTGTTGGTGTTGGTGTTGGTGTTGGTGTTGGTGTTGGTGTTGGTGTTGGTGGCATTGCCACGGCATCGAAATCGCATGCCACGGCATAATCCGGCGATGCTGCGGCATTGCCTGCTGCGGCATTGCCTGGCGCGGCATTGCCGGGCTTCGCGCGCTGCATATCCCACCGCCTGTTTGCCTTCTCGCGCTGCTTCTGTTGCTTGTCCAGCATCGCCTGGATTTCTTCGTCCGCGCGCTTGTTCACCCACCCGGCGTCGGCCAGCTCGAAGAACTCTTCCAGCACCACGCGCACCGCTTCGCGCTGGGATTCGGTCTGCGCCATGACAAGGCGGCACACGGCGCGCAGGTCGTCCGGGAGCGGCTTTTCCGTCAGGTAGTACACGTCCAGCAGGCGGCGGAAGGCGGCATCCTCTTCCCAGCTTAGATGCCGGGTCGCGCTGACGTAGTCCCCGATGTGGAAGGGGTAGT